ATCAGGATTATCAATGGCTTTCCATTGACCAGCCGGATATGGATCATGTGCAGTTCCGCTGCCTGATAACCTCGCTGACGCCTCTTGCTCATGGGTGGCTCCCTGTTGCGTTTGAAGCGACGATTCGGTGTGATTGCCCATATGCGTATGGGTATCCCTTTGAGCGGCATTACACCATCAGCGGCAACACCAGCATCCTGTTCAGGAACGAAAGTTCCACACGGGAATACATTAAACCAACCCTGACCTTTATCCCATCTTCCGGTGTGACGGAAATACGGGTGGTAAACAAAAGCGACAACAACAGAGAGTTTGCAATCACGGGTCTTCCGGCTGCCGGATTGCATATACAGGTCGATAATACAAGCGGCATCATCCAGGAACACAATTTTGGATACAACCTGTACGATGGGTTTAACCTGAACTTCTTTCGGCTTGTCCATGGGGACAATGAGTTGGAGGTTGTGGGCGATGGAACGCTTACCATCTCCGGTAGGCTGCTCTACAACGTTGCCGGATAAGGGGGTGCAGAATGTATCTTGATTATTCCAAGCTGGAGTTTGACGCATTCGGCAGGCCGGAGGTGCCGGAACTTGATCTGCGCACCATGAGTGGCAAGCGCCTTGGCACGTTATCCGGCGTTTTTGATCTGAAGTTCCATATCAAATTTTCGGAGCCGAGTGAAATCTCATTCAGCATTCCGAGCAAGAGCGATGGCCTGCTGAATCCACTGTATGACGCAGTGGGCGGTCATAAGCTGATCTATACGAAGAGCTATGGCGTGTATATCATTATGAACCCGACCTCAACTTCGGATGGTATTTCTGAAATCAAAGAGGTACGTGGGTACTCCTTGGAAAAGTCGTTGGACACCAAAAAGTTTTTCATCGAAGAAGGAACTTTCAACTTCTGGAATCCAGCGGCACCGGACGACACCATCGTACAGAGAATTCTGGAAATTGCCAGCGGTTGGTCTGTTGGCTATGTGTCCCCCAGCCTGATCGGCAGATACCGAACGTTTGACTCGTATGATGATTATCTGTTGTCCTTTATCTACAACGCTGTGCCGGACAAGTATCGGTGCGTGTTTGTGTTTGATCCATACGAAAAGACCATTAACGTATATGATGCGGATGAAGAGCGACCGGCGCTCCCCATCTACCTGGATTTTGATAATCTTGTTCAGAGCATCAGCGTTGAGGAGATTAGCGACGAACTCATTACCGCACTGCGGCCATACGGAGCAGACGAGCTGGACATCCGGGCGGTCAACCCAATCGGAACCAACTGGCTGTATGACCTGTCCTACTTCATCGCCAACGGCGATATAACCGGGGCGCTTGCAGAAAAGTGGGAGTCTTGGCAAAGGGGTATCCTAAACAATCAGGCTTACTATAAAGGGCTGGTCGGTTTGCGGGCTTCTGCAACGGCAAGGCTTCTCACAGAGCAAGCGGCATTGACGGATCTGCAGGGAGAGTTGGACGACCTGATGAACCAGCAAAGCATTACCATTCAGGCACTTGCCATGGAAATAACGAGTGCGGGGAAGGCAAGCCAGCAAAGTGTACTCAATAACATTAACGCTAGAATCAGCGCAAAGAAATCTGAGATCACAGCCAAGGAGGCGGTTATAGCTGGAATTGAAGCCGACCTGAACAGCGAAGATCCGTCATCTTACAGCGGACGCATCAAAGCCATTACGGACTCCCTTGCCTTCGCCTCTTATTTCACTGAAGCTGAGCAAGAGGAACTTTCTTCATATTTTATTGAGCAGGATATTACCGAATCCACGTTTGTCGCCACTGATGTGGATGCCTCCATTTCCGGGAGTGCCTATTCGTTTTCAAACGGAACGATCAGCATCAGCGGGTCGGATATCCTTGAGATAGATTTTTCAACCGACTTCAACAAGCGGATGTTCACTTTTTCCGGCGGCACCGCAGACTTCGCAGGCACAACCGCAATCAGCAGTGATATTATCCGGGGGACACTGGAGATTTCAGACAGTGGTTCTTATGTGATGAGTATGTATGCGGGCACCATCCGTGTGAATGACAAGACCGCCCCGAGTGGAATGATTACCGTGACAGGTACGGCAAGCAATCTGACCAGCGACATTCGCCGCGTCACGGTGCAGGAAATCACCACCTATGAGGGCACACGCCTTGGGTTCAGCACAGCGCCCGCCTCGCTGTACCTGACCGCAAATGTCAGTGAGTATCAGAAGTATTCCGTACAAATGGAACTGTTTGACTATGCGGCAGGCGTCCTGCGTGATCTGGCGACGCCCACCTATGAGTTTTCTGTGGATTCTGCGAACTTCCTGTTTGCAGAGGAGTTTGCTCCATTCAGAGATAAGCTGGTGCTGGGCAGCGGCGTATATCTGCGCATTGATGAACGGCGGGCGATTACACCGATCATCATAGAGTTTGAGCTTGACTTTGAGGACAGAGAGCGTTTTTCGATCGTGTTCTCAAACCGGTTCAAACGGCACGATACCGTGAATACGCTGAAAGATATGATCGAGACAAGCTATTCTGCAAGCAGAAGTCTGGACGCCAGCAAATATATCTACAATCAAACCGTAAATCAGGCGGCACTGGCTTCCAAATTTATGAACGATTCTCTGAATGCTGCGGTCAACACGATTCTTGGCGCATCCAACCAAAGCGTGGTCATCAACGGTGCGGGCATTCAGGTCGGCGGTGATTCCAAATATAAGCTGAGAATTGTAGACAGCATGATTGCCATGACAGATGATGACTGGCAAACGGCAAAGCTGGCAATCGGAAGATTTGCCTCGCCAGAAATCGGAGAGTATTGGGGTGTGAATGCCGAGGTTATCGGCGGCAAGCTGTTTGTGGGCAACAATCTCATTATCGAGAATGTGAACGATATGGGCGTGATGCAGTTCCGGGTAGATGCAACGGGCGCATGGCTGTACAATGCGACCTTTGTTTTGCAGAGCGGTGGGCTGGCAAGAAGTGCAGGAGGCAAAATACTACTTGATCCTAACTATGGAATCGTTGCAGGCAACGGTAATATCTTTACCACCAGTGGAACTACGGTCTACCCATCCTTTATTGATTCCAGCGGCAACATTGTTCTGGACAGCGATGGACTGCCGGAGAATGCAAACTTCTATCTGGATATCAGAGATGGGAGCGCATATTTCCGTGGCACCGTGAACGCAACCGCAGGCAAGATCGGCGGATGGACGCTTCAGGATCAGTACCTGTATGGCGGGAGCGGCAATTCATTTGTGGCTCTGAACGGCTCCACCAGCAACGCCCAGTCCGCCTACGCAATTTGGGCGGGAGCCACCTCCCCCGGCTCCGCACCTTTCTGGGTAAAAAAGAACGGCGAGATGAAGGCGACAAGCGGTACATTCTCCGGTACGCTGAGCGCCGCAAGACTAAGCGGAAATCTGACTGCAGATGCCAACAGCTGGCTGATCGGCTGCGGGATCAATGTCGGCAACGGAAACTTCTATGTCGATCCCAGCGGCAACCTGACGCTCCGTGGAAGCATCAATCTCTCACAGGGGAGCATTTACTGGGGCGCCAATGAGCCTGTTACAGAGGATGAGGTTGTCGACCTGATCGATGAGTATGGTGTTAAGTTACCGTCCTATATCCAGTCAACATATATTGGCAGAACGGAGATTCGATCCCCGACCATTACCGGAGATACCATTTCCGTATATGGTTCTTTCCAGACAATTTATACCAATAAAAGATATAACCAGCAATTTGTCAGCGGGTACGTGGGCGCTGCACAGGGCAAAGACGCAAATGATAACACGACTTACGGCGTTGCCATGTCCAATGATTACTGGACTGATTCCTATGGGAACTTCTATCTCGGCGATCGTTATGTGATCGTTACGGATGCCGGTGTCAGGCTCCAGTCCGGGACGCACAGGCTCACTATAACGGATACCGGTGTGTGGGTGGATGGCGTAAAAATCGGTACGCAGACGGCGGTATGGGGGTGAGTAAATGGCAACTTCCATGTCAATGTCCATGGCATCCGGGTATCCAACGACCGATACGGTTCGTGTAAACGTTTCATTTTCAGTCACCTATGCCGCCAAGTATTACACATATTTTGAGCTGTACAACTCCAGCGGCAGGCTGGTTGACTCCTCAAGGGGTACAACATACTCCATGTCTGCAGGCGGGAATAAGTCTGGGATCTATAAGACCTTTTACGATCTGTATCCGGATACCTATTACTATATTGTGGGTTCCCTATGGAACGCAGATACGGGTACAAGGCTGAGTATCAGCGAGCCGAGGATCTCCTTTACAACAGACGAAGCGGAACCGGTAGCTTCCACCTATTTCGGGAAGGTCGATCTGATGGCAAATGGCGGCTCCTACAACGGGTACAGCAGTTGGTCGTATGAGGGCTGGATGGCGGGATGGGATAGCTATGCCAATATCAGTATTCCATACGCCGACCCCGGCTTTACCAGGGCTGGGTATCGGTTGGCTGGCTTTTCCACGTCCAGTTCCGCAACCACCGTCAGCTACGCAGCGTCCGGCACAGCCACCGTGCGGGCCACCAGCACAGACGAGGACAACCCAACGACCCTGCGGCTGTATGCTGTCTGGACAAGCGCACGCCCATATAACTGGACTTGGTACAGCACAGTCAAACAGGGGCTTCACATGGGGTTGACCGCTTTGGAGTGGAACGACTTCATCGGGAGGATAAAGGAGTTTGCAAAGTACAAGGAAGTGACGCTGGACAGCAGGAATCTGACGAATGGGGCGGCAACAAGTGGTACAACTATGTATGCGTATCAGGCGAACGCCGTGAGGGCGCTCATCAGACAGCTCAATCCGCCGATTGCAGTTCCAGCCGAGGTGACAAGCAATACCTCCCCCATTACTGCGGCATTTGTAAACGGTCTGAAAGATTCCCTGAACAGCATTCCGTAGTTATCAAGTATGAAAGGATAGAAGCTATGACCAAGATTGAACTTTTAACACGCATTGCGGAGAACCATAACCGGATTGCAGGCATCATGGTGCAGGGCGACAGCGCAATTCTTGTAGGTGATACACTGAAGGATCTGCGCCTGCTGGTCGACCAGCTCCGGGCGGAACCAGTTGAGGACGAGGCGGACGAAGTGAATACCGCCCAGACGAAGGATAAATAAAATAAAGGCGGGTGATGTGTATGAGCTGTGACTACAATCCATATACACTGCCGACCATCTCTTTTGTTGGAGGAGAAACGCAAGACTTTGCCTTTAACACCTATTTTTACAAAGATAAAAAGCCTTTCAACCTGACGGGGTGCTCATGCAACTTTGCCATTGTGACCTACACCAACAAAAACGGCGCCCCTATTTTGAGCAAGGCAATGGGGTCAATCTTCAATGAAGATGGATCGGCGAATAATGTTCTGACGGTTACCCTTTTCCCGGAGGAAACGGTAGACCTGTCTGGCAAATATATCTATCAAATCACGATCAAGGATATTGAGGGGAGTACGGAGATTCCAAACCGTGGCATCATGTACATCACCGGAAATATCGACAAAAACTTCATCAAGCAATAAACCGGGAATCATCGCCCGGCTTTTATTATGTCTTAAAGGAGGACGAGTCTAATGAATACGACCTATTTTCTGAACAATGTCGCCGGGAATGTATTTGGCAGTAAGACCAGTCCGGCGCTGCCTGCTGAATACTATATCGGACTGAGCAAAAGCGCACCAAACCTGGATGGTACAGGAGCGACGGAGCCTGGCGTGGATGCTGGTTATGCCCGTGTCAAGCTGGACTCTCTGGGCGAGCCTGTCAGCGGTGTTGTGAGCAATACTGCCGCCATTAACTTCAATGAAAGCACGGCAAGCTGGGGTACGATCACGCATTTCGTTATCTATGATACCCCGGACGTTGGCTCCGGCAATCTGCTGATGTATGGCGAGCTGTCCACACAGAGAAGCGTAGAAACCGCAACTATTATGACGATCAAGGAAGGGTACTTAAAGCTGTCCGCACAGAATCCAACCTGATAATCAAAGAGGTCGCATATGAAAGAGTTTGACATTTATCTGAGGGAACGTCTTACAAAATGCGACATCATCGTTTATTCGATCCCATACCGTGACGGTATCACAGTGTTTGACCGGATGATCCTGGAAAGCTGTCTTGAGAACTACATCCTCCAAAAATTTGTTGCGGTTCAGACTGGCTCCGAACTGGTTTCGCACATTGACCGGATGATAAAGACTTGCTATGAGCGGCTCAATTTTGGGATGACCATCGGCGCATCCGCCGAGGTTTCAATTTTCTTCCCCATTTATCCAAACCATGTGAGCATGGAGCTTACAAGCGAGGTAGCCAAGGTTCTGGCGAATACATTTGAAAAGGCGGAAAACAGCCTTGTGTTTGCGGCAGATCCACTGCTGTTGTACTACGGTAAATCCGTGGGCAGCGGGTCTTCCTCTCTTGTTCTTAACCAATCCATACGGAACACTTTGAAAAACAGTATTGAGCAGTTTACCAATGGGATTGCGTTTACATCCAGTCTGGGTGAGCTGTCGAAGCTGGGCGTTGAACAGTACAAAGACGGAATCATATTTGTCGCAGAGCTTACAAACCTGTGTTACCGAGTTCATCAAATGGGAGAAACGGCGCTGCAGCTTGCCGCATCCATTCAAGAGATCGAATTGCACTATTCTCTCGGAGGCGGTGGTTCTGACATTGTGCTTGACGCAGGAGTGGACGACACTGTGATGAACAAGTATTTTGCTGCGGAGACCGCTATTCGTATCATTGCGGAGGTTACAGAGTTAATCTCCCAATATATGGAGATGCCGGTGCAAGCCATCGTGTTTGGTGCTGAGGCTGGTTCCATGCTGCGCAGATTCAGGCTGCTGGGTGAAGTGGATGACGATGCACTGTCCGCCATGGATGAAGTGACGCTGGATGAATTGGATTATATCGTGCTTGAGGAATAAACGAGGGGTGGTGATGTTTTGTATACGATCAAGATGGAGAACGACAAGTCCCTGACCACAACCATCTTCTCTAAAATTTATCAGGGTGAAAAGAATGCTGACAAGATCATATTCTTTCTGCCGCAGGAGATCAACGGCGTCCTTATCTCCGAGTGTACGGTGTCAATGGAATACATCCTCTCCAGCGGCATTGGCAGTTCCACTGAACTAACGATGTGCCCGGAACTGTACCGTGAACGCTACTGCCAGTTTGAGCTGACTCTTTCTGAACAGTTCACGGAGGAGGCCGGAGAGATGGAGCTATGGCTGACGATGGAGAACAACGATACGGTTTTGAAGAGCGGGAAGGCATTCACAACGATTGCCCCGTATCCCGATATCAATCATTACCTGTCATCTGAAATCCTGAGCCAGCTTGACAGAGAGGCAGCAGATCCATAAACAATCAACAAAATAAAAACATCGAACAGGGGGTGAAACCTATGGCTTGGATTCAGTCTAAGCTGCGGGATAAGATTTTCAATCCGCGCCACATGGAATTTGATTGCGACACAACGGAAGATATTCAAAAACTGCCTGGTCTTGAGAAATGTGCTATGGGCAGTAAGGCATTTGTTATCGCTACCAGCCGGGAGTACAGGCTGAACAGTCTTGGCGAATGGAAGCCTGTTTCTACCGGAGGTTCCGGCGGTGGTGGCGGTGATGCCGGTGGTGCAGATGTCAGCGTGGACGGTGAGACGCTGGTGACGCAAGACGGCATTGCAGGGTTTAGCGTCGAAGATGAAACGCTTATTTGCTTGTAAGGGCGGAGGTGAAATAAAATGCCTGATATTTCCAGTATCAAAGTAGATGGCGTAATCTACAACATCAAGGATACAGTCGCCAGACAGAACGCAGGCATTACGGTTGATACTGCAATGTCTGACACCTCGACGGCGGCTGTTCAGAACAAGGTCATCAAGAGCTATGTGGATACCGCTCTTGCGGATCGTCCCACCACAACCGAAGTGAC